GGGTCGTGTTGACGCACGGCGCCGGGGCGTTGAAGACCTGCCCGTAGACCAGCGGCTTGGGCCGACCCTTGAGGTCGCCGGCCACGCCATCCAGCCCGGCGGGCAGCACGTTGGTGCCGCCGTAGCGCACCTGCTGCAGCGGCTTGGCGATGGACAGTTGCTTGTCGCGCACGCGAAACCGCACCTGCTGCCAGGAGAACTCGGCCTGCTCGATCAAGCCGTCGATGATGACGGTCCACGTCGGGATCACGCCAGGGTTCACGTCGGCCAATCGGATGATGATCTGGCGCCCGCCGAAGCTGTAGTCCAGCAGCGCGTCCAGCCCACCGTCGAAGTTCGCCAACACCAGCTCGCCGAAGCCGAGCTGCGTGCGCCCGAAGGTCTGCTCGTTCTGGAACATCGTCCGCTGGAAGTTGCCGCCTTGGATGATGCGGTTGTCCCAGTAAGTGTTCGCAGGCGACTCGGTTGGCCCGCTGACGTAGCCGTGCGTCGAGTAGCGCAGCGTGCGCGTGCCGGGGATGGTCGCGTCGTAGGCGGTGATCTCAGCGGTGACGACCAGCATTGTCTAGACCTAATCAATGACCACGGAGAAGCTGTTGCCGCCGATGTTGGCGTTGTAGGTCGGCGCAGACGCATCGAGCGCCGCACCCGTCGCAGCAGCCGCCGCAGCCGCTGCTGCCGCCGCAGTGTTGGCGGCGACCTGCGCTTGCAGGTTGGCGACGTTCTGGGTCGCGGTGGCCAGCGCCGCAAGTCCCGTGGCGATGCTCACGTTGCCCTCCTTGATGGCCGTCTTGATCGCGTCCAGCGTATCGTTGCCGGTCTTGATGGCCTGGGTTACGTCGGTGATGGCCTCGGTGGTGCTTTGTTGCTCGGGCAGCATCTGGTCGAGGACCGACGTGTCGGGCGCCTTCTCGGCCAGCTCGGCGAGCGAACCCTCAATGTCGGCGGTCTTCAGCGCCTCGGCCAGCCGGGCGAACTCGGGCGCGATCTGGAGCAGCGCCACCACCAGCTCCTGGCCTTGCGCGGTGCTGACATCGACGCTTTCGACCAAGGCCCGGAATTCCTCTTTGGTGGACAAAGCGCCCGCATCGGTGACCCCGGCAGCTTCCAGCGTTTGCTGAAGGTTGCGAGCCGTCATGCCGATCTGCTCGTCGACGGTGTAGTAGCTCGCCACGAACGCACCGGCCAGCGCGGACAGTTGCTCGATGCCGCCGGCCAGCGCGATGATGTTCTCGCGGGCGTCAATGGATGACGTGGCGATGGTGCTAAAAATGCCGCCCAGGCTGTTCAGCGACTCGGTAACCTGGGACAGCGCGACCAGCCGACTCATCGTGTCGGCGATGGTTTCGCCGGCTTGCTGGAACGGTGTGAGGACAGCCTCGAACTGTTCGGTCAGCTTGTTCTGGTAGCCCTGGAAAACCAGCTCGATGGCCGCCTTGTCTTCCTCGGCGTTGCCCGTCAGCTTGGTCTTAAAGTCGAACGAAACCTGCGCCAGCGCCTCGCCGGGCAGCTTCAGCGCCTCGGCCCACGCCTTGGTCTGGTCGAGAACGCTCCTGGCGCCCAGGTCGAGCGCCGCCGACAAATCGTCGCCCAGCTCGGAGCGGTCGGTGCCGGACCTGTTCTTGCGGAACCAGCCGCCCTTCTGGAACCAGTCCTGATACCGCTGGCCGGTGGCGTCACCGCCCGTGATCGTGCCCTCGATGCCGGCGTCTTTCAGCTCCTTGGCCTTCAGACCGAAGGCGCGGTTCACCAGCCCGCCGATCACGCCGGCAATCGGGCCGATGCCAGGGATTGCACTGGCGATGCCAGCGATGGTGTTGACCACGTTCTTGCCGCCCAGGCTGTAGCCGCCCGACAAAGCGCTGCTGATGCCGAAGCCAGCCATCGCGTTGCCGGCCATGCCCGCAAAGTTGCCGATGGAGCCGGCGTTCTGCATCAGCGAGCCGCCGAACTTGTTCAGCGCCCCGCTGGTGTTGTTCACCAGGAAGTTGCCAATGCTGTCGGCGCCGAACGACGCCATGTTGCCCAGGGCGCTGTTGATCGTGTTGCCGTTGAAGAAGTTGCCGATGGTGGACATCAGCGAACCGCCGCCGCCGCCCATCCCAGGAAAACCGCTGCCGCTTGCCATCGCGTTGGGGCTGAACATCGAGTTCATCGCCCCGGCGATAGGCGCCATGATCGGGCGCACGATGACGTTCGCCACGAAGTCCTTGAAGGCGTTCTTGAAGTAGTCCTTCAAGCTGTCCATCAAGCCCTTGCCGGACTCCAGGCCGTTCATGAAGGCGGCAGTGAGGTCGTCCTCGATGCTCTTGGTGGCCCTCGCCCACTCCTCGGCCGCAGCCTTGGCCTCCTTGACGACGGCGTTGTTCTCCACCATGTCGGCCCGCTCGCGCAACAGTCGCGCCTGTTCCTTGAGCTGCCAGTTGGAGCCGGTGCCCTCGTCGTACATCGACGCGGCCCAATCTTTCTCCTCGGCTTGCTGGCGCAACAGCGCAGCCTCACGGGCAGCGAGCTGCGTGGCGTTGAGCCCCGCCTTCTCGTTCTGGTCGGCAAGCTGAACGTTGGCCTTCCGCATCGACTCGGTTTCGTCAATCAGTGCCTTGTCGTACTTGGACGACGCGGCGGCCACCTTCGCGTAGGTTGCGTCGAGGTCTTCCTGCGCCTTCTTCTGCGCCTCGGCCTGCGTCTTGACGACGGGCTGCTTGTTGATAAGGTCGCCGACAGCGGTGTTGTATTCCTCCTGGGTCAGCTTGCCGTTCTTGTAGGCGGTTTGCAGCTTTGCCATCGTGTCGAAGTAGTCCGCCGACAGCCCGGCCTGCTGCGCCTTAATGCCGGTCACGAACTTGTCCAGCTCCTCGTTCTGCTTCTTCAGCGCGGCGGCGTTTTTGTCCGCCTCGGCGCTGAAGTCGAGCTGTTTCTTAGTGTTGCCGCCGGCGGTGTCGATCTTTCCCAGGCCCGCCATCGTGTCGCGGAACGTCTCGCCGATCAGCTTCTGGTTCCAGATGGCGGCAATGTCCTCGCCCGCCGCCTTGCCGACTTCCTTGACGCCTTCCCAGCCGGTCTTCAGCTCGCCCCAGGCACCTTTCAGTCGGTCGTTCACCGACAGCGAAGGGTCGTTGCCCACCTTCATGGCGTTTTGGAACGCCTCGAACATCGTCGCTGCGCCCGCCAGCAAGCCGGCAAGGGCAGTTCCGATGATCGGGATGATGCTGGAAATGCCCTGCAACACGTCCACGACATAGGACAGGGCAGTGACCGCGCCTTTCGCCCAGGTGGCAAGCGTGCCGTCCTCGGACAGCTTCTTGATGTAGCCGCCGACCAACCCCGTCTCGCTTGACATCGCCGCGAAAGCCCCGGTGACATCGGCCATGACGGGCAACAGTCCGTTGGTGAGGTCGCGCTTCCAGGCGTTGGTGTTCTGGCTGATGATCGTCAGGTTGTCGCCATCGGCCATCGCCGCCCGCGTCTTGACCAGCTCGACCTGCTGTTCGGTCAGCTCCTCGTTGATCTTGTCCGCGTTGTCGGCCACGTCCTTGAGGAACGGGATGATGTCCGCGCCGGCCTTGCCGTACAGCGTCATCGCCACCGCCGACTTGCCGGCGCCGTCCTCGAAGTCATCCATCGCCGTGGCGATGGCGATCATCTGGTCCTCGGGCTTGAGCTGCTTGAAGGTGGTGAAGTCCAGGCCCAGCGACTTAATGGCAGTGGCCACCTTGCCGCCGTCCTCGCCCGCGTCGGCCATCGACTTCGACAGCTTGTTCATGGCGCCGGTGATGGTGCCGATGTCGGTGTCGCTGGTCGCGCCGATGTAGCGGAACCGCTCCAGCGCGGCGGCCGAAGCGCCGGTCTTGGTGGAAAGGTCGTTCAGCGCCCCGGTGGCGTTGGCGACCTCGTTCACCATATTGGCGAACGCACCCACGGAGATGGCGCCGGCCAGGCCGACCAGGGCGTTCTTGGCGAAGCTGGCGACCTTGGCGAGGTTGCTGGACCCCGTTTCCACGGCGTCCTTGGCGTCGTCCATGTCCTTCTTGAGGCCGGCAATGTCGGCGCCAATCTTGACCAGCAGTTCGGAGACGACAGTGCTCATGCTTTCTTCCGTTCCTTCTGCCCCGCTTGCGCCAGCACGCGGGCGTCAATCTCCGTCAGGACATCCAACTCCCAGGGCGATAGCCGCACTCCCGTCAGCCGTTGCCACGCCTCGATCTCCGCGAAAAGGATGCCGCCGACACCCATCCCTCGCGGTCGCGTTCGACCCAGCACGACGAACGCGGACCAGATCGCCTGGCAGCCGGACGGACAGCGTTGCAACAGTCGCTCGTCTGCCCGGCCCGTGTTCTGCGCGAGCCGCTGGAGATGGTCCCGAAGGGTGCTGCCATCTTCCTGCCGCTCGTCGAGTTCAAACTGCGCCTCCGCGAATGCGATCAGTTCGCTGCGGAGGCGGCGATAAAAGCCTCGTTGTCATCGAACGCGGCCTTCACCGAACGGCGAAACCAAGCGAGCTTGGGGTTACCCAGGTACGTCAGCACGTTGGCCTTGGTGCACTCGACCGGCTGGCCCTTCCACAGCACGCCGCGCCAGCCCAGCACGCAGGACGCCAACAGCTCCAGCTCGTCCTGCTCGTCCTCGACCGGGTCCTGGAACTCCACCTTGCCGTGCTTGGCAAGCTGCTGGCGCAGCCGGCGCTGCTTGTTGTAGACGAACGCCTTGCGCTTGGGGTGCTCGGGTCCGGCCAGCGTCACCCAGATGGGCAACAGTTCGCTGTCGCGCTTGAGCTGGACTTCCGCCTCGGCGATGTCTTCCAGCGTACTGAGATCGAATCCTTCTTGGGTCATGCGTAGCTCCTATGCAGGGGTCTTCTGAATGTGCCCGTGCCGACGGCGCCGGCCCCTGCAAGAGCCGAACGCCGCCGGTCGGTGCGCGGGTCGCTCAGGCGAGCGAATCTTGGATCAAGAGCGTGGTCCGCTCGGTCTTCACGCCCGTGCCGCCAGCCGTGTTCAGCAGGGCCTGGAACGGAATGGTGGCCTTGATGCCGGCCATCACGTCGTCCTTCGACGCGCCGCCCAGCTTGATGCGGGGGATGGCGACCGTGATGAAGTCGGCGGTCGCGGTGTTGTCCGTCGTGAAGGCAGCGATCAGCTCCACCTCCGTCTCGTTGAAGAACACGTCGCGCAGCACGGCGTCCTCGAAGAACACCGTCATCTGGCCGGTCACCGCCAGCGTGCCGGCAAACAACTGCGGCTTGGTGTTGGCGCCGACCACCGCCTCGCCGCTGTAGGCCGGTGCGATGTCGATGGACAGCCCAGTCACGCTGGCCAGGGTGACGCCACCCACGCGCAGCACGCCGTTCACCGCTGCCAGCGGGGCGGACGTAGTAACCGCCGTCGGGCTGGTGAAGTATTGAGCCGTGCCAGTGGCTACGTTCTGGCCCTGGATCTCGAACGTGGCGGTGGCGATGCCCGTCGGGGGCAGTTGCAGGCCGACCTTGCTGATCTTGCAGCCCAGGTAACGCTCGGACTGCGCCACGTCGGCGAACCAGTGCTCCAGCGTGAACGACTTGTCGGTGTGGCCGGTGGTCGGCACGAAGGTGGACTTGCCGGTGGCCGTGATGGTGGCCGAGGCAATCGGGCCTTCCGCGACCATCGCCACGCCGTTCAGCGGGATCACGGTCAGCGCGGTGGCGCTGGTGATGTCCACGATCAGCAGGTTCTTGTTGATGTTGGCAGCGTTGAACGTGCCCACCGACAGCCGGATCACCATGCCGTTCTTGTAGCCGTCGGTCAGCCAGGAGCCGGCCGCCCGCGTGACGGTGTAAGTCGGGCCGCTGCCGGCAATGGTGATCGAAGCGCCCGTGGTCGCGGTGACGGCGGCGAAGTCGCGCTTCAGCGCGTAGCTGAAGAAGTCCTTGTAGGTGCCGGGCGACAGTTCCCCGTTAAGGGAACCCGCCACCGAGCGCACGCCGTGGCGGAAGTCGGCGATCTGAAAGTCCGTCCGCAGCTCGTTCGAGGCGTAGGTCTCCTTAGTCAGATCGACGGTAGACGTCACGCGCCGCAACAGTTGGGCGCCGGACGCAGCAGGGATCGTCCCGTAAGTGGTTTCTGCCTTGATGGCGACTTGCTTTAGGGAACCAACGGCGTAAGGCATGGTGAACTCCTTGGATCAGCCTCGACAGAGAATGGTGATGGGGGCGCGGACGATGGCTTGCTCGCCCATCGTTCCTTCGTCGGTTTCGACGGGTCCGATCTCGCATTTGAGTGCGAGCCCGCCGAGTGTGCAAGCGTTGTTCATGATGTTGTCGAACGCGAGCGCGGTGGTCAGCGCGTCCATCAGCGGGTTCATGATCCCGCCTGGGTTCTGGCCGGCGCGGTCGAAGGCGTAGATGTAGACATCGGCGCCCAGCTCCCACTGCGTGACGCGGCCCGCTTCGTAGATCGGGCGCTGAAACGTCTGCGCCAGGAACAGCGCGGGGAACAGGTTGGCGGGCACGTCGTTGATCGACTTAACGCGGCGCGACGTGAGCTTGAGGCCGGGAATGGCCTGCAAGCGCGTGAACAGCGCGGCGTAGACAGTTTCACGCACGAGCGCCACGCGAGCCTCCATCAACAGCCTTGCCCAACCAGTCCTTGTACGTCGGCCACCGCTCCTGGAGAGACGGGTTCAGGAAGGGGCGCGCAGGGATGTCCATGTTGCGGGCGTGAGCGCGGACCATGATTGGCTTGCCCTTGATCTTGCGTTCGTGCGCCTTGACCTGCACCACGCCCTTGAACCCGAACTCGTGGGTGCGGGCGTATCTGACGTTGGTGCCGACTGTTCCGACGATCTCGTCGTCCTTCTCCTCGACCTTGGGCGTGATCGAGCGGCGCAGGCGGCCGGTGCGCACGTTCAGCACCTGCCCGGTCAGCTTCTGCTCCTTGACGTAGCGAGCAAGGTCGATGGTGGCCCGCGACATGGCGGCCACCAGCGACTTCTGCACGTTGCCGGCAACAGCGCCGAGCGCCGCCTTGGCCCGTTCGACGCCGGAAACGATGACGGTGTAGTCGCTCATGCCACGAAGACGTTGCGGTAGTTGTGAATGACCGCCTGCACCGAAGGTGGCACGTCGTCCTTGGTGAAGCTGATGTTCTCACCGCCGATGGTCTTGGAGTCGATGCCCATGCGGTCCCGCTCCTTGTATGCCAGCCCGACCAGCAGGCAGCACGCCTGTACCACATCGGCGGGGACGGAAGCGAACCCGGCGGTGTAGATCATGGACACGTTCTGTATGCCCTGGCGGAACGTGTATCCGCCCCGTAGGGCGACTTTCCAGCCGCTTGCCAACACCCACCCCGCCGCAGCGTGGTTCGTGCTCTGGGGGATCGTCACGCCGTCCACCGTGATCGAGCTGACCGTGATGACGGGGCGATTGCTGAACACCATGAAGTCCAGCCCGTTGCCGTCCCGCGCCTCGCTGTAGACCGTGGAGCCGAACACACGATTGCAGGACCGCTCGATCTGCTCCGACACCGCCGTGATGAGGCGTGTCAGCAGCGCGTCGTCGGTGTTGTCGGCGCTGTTGCCGATGTATTCCTTGACCTGGGTGAGCGTGGCGAGCTGGGTCGGCATGGCTTACGCCTTCTTGCCCTTCTTGGGGGCGGGTTCGGCCTCGGGGATTTGGGCGAAGCCGTGCGAGGCCGCAGCCGTGATGGCGGCCTCGTTGTCGTCGGGGATGTCAATGCAGCCGGCTGCGTCCACGCTGTAGGCGATGCCGTCGTGGTTGAAGCCGCCGCAGTTCTCCGGTCCTAGCAGTCTCATCGCAGGGGTCTTTCAAAAAAGCCGGCCCCGAAGGGCCGGCAAGTAGCTTCGCAACTACAGGAGAAACCTCGATCAGCCGTTGGCGATGTTGGTGATGACGCCGATGGCAAAGGGCGCGTAGACCGCCAGCACTTCCTCCGCGTACACGCCAAACTCCTGGGCGCGGGTGCGGATCGGGAAGTCGAGCTGGTAGTAGTCGCGGCGGACCTTAACCTCGGCGCAGCGGGGCACGTTGTTGCTCTGGTACTGCGCCGGCAGGTTGTCGGCCCAGGCCAGAATCGTGCCAGCGGGCAGCGACGGGTGCAGCATGATCGGAATGCGGATGCCGCCGTTCATCGCGAACGGGTTGAAGTAAAACCCGATCACGCCGCCCGCCATCAAGCCGGGGTAGCCCTGCTCGGGAGGCGTGAACACCTGCAACAGTGGCGACGTGCCGGGACCGGCAAGCGCCTTGTTCGTGATGTTCTTCAGCTCCTGCGAGCTGACGTAGATCACATCCGGGGACACTTGGTTCGTGTCCCACATCGCTTGCAGCATGTCGTCGATCTCGTTGATCGTGCCGCGACCCGATGAGGTTAGAACAGTCCCGGTGCCGGCGGTGCCGGTAGCCAAGGTGCGGACGTAGGC